AGCCTGCCAAAAAGGCTTCCAAAAAATAAATAAATAGTATATAATTTAAATAGAAAAGGCCGAACGGATATAAAGATATACTTTAAATACTTTTAAGCAATATAGATGCAGGGTAATCCTCCGAAAGTGAGCCTGTGCTTAAAATGAAGGTTGTGATACACCTTTAAGATTTGAAGCTTTCTCCCTTTGGCCTTTTTACTTTCTAAAGGAGAAAATACAATGGATTATGAATTAATATTATTTGATAGAATAGCTAAAATTCAAGAAATAAATGAACAATATGATTTATTAAATAATTCGTTTATTGCTTTTAGTGGTGGTAAAGATAGTGTTGTTTTATCTCATTTAATTGATCTAGCTTTGCCTAATAATAGAATTCCTAGAGTATATGCAAATACAGGAATTGAATATAGAGCTATTACTGAATATGTTAAAGATATTGCTAAAGAAGATTCAAGAATAATTGTTTTAAATCAAGATAAGAATATAAAAAAGACATTGGAAACATTTGGATATCCTTTCAAATCTAAAGAGCATAGTTTGCGTGTTATGATGTTTAATGCAGGATCAGATGCTTATTATATTAAAAAGTATATTACAGGCATTGATGCAAAAGGAAACGAAACATCATTCAAATGTCCTTCAATTTTGAAATATCAATTTGAAACAATTGGAAAGTATAATTTCTCTAATCAATGTTGCTATAAATTGAAGAAAGATTTGCAACATAGATGGCAAATAGATCATGAGAAAAAGATAGTTATTACAGGAATGAAAAATGAAGAAGGCGGAAATAGATCAAGGCTTGGATGTATATCTAATAATGGCAAGAAATTCCATCCTTTGATAGTTGTGTCTAGTGAATGGGAAAATGAATTCATAAAAAGAAATAATATTCAATTATGCAAATTATATTATCCTCCTTATAGCTTCGAACGAACAGGATGCAAAGGATGCCCTTTCAATATGAACATACAGGAAACATTAAATACTATGTATAAATTATTACCGAATGAATATTATCAATGTTTACATTTATGGAAGCCTGTTTATGATGAATATATAAGGATTGGTTATAGATTAAAATATTATCCGCATCTAAAGGAGGTAAATGAAGATGGCAAAGACTAGAATGACAGCTTTGGAAATGGCATCAGCCTTGAGAAAGCAAGGAGTAAATGTTGAATTGATATTCCGTAAAGAAGGCGGAGCTAGAATTACCTTTATTAATGGACAGCATTATAAAGGATCTGAAGGAAATAATAAAGCAAGAGAGCTTCTTGGAGTTGATCTATCGGAGAAACAAAAGAAGCATTTAAGAAGCATTCGAACAGCTAAAGGGCAATTTGGCGGAAAGAATAAATTTAAGGCCAAGACTCAAGCTGTAAATGATGCATTTAAGAAAGCGGTAAAAGAAGGCCGTTTCAAATATAAAGAGGACAAGCGAACAGGAAAGCCAAGAAAAGCTCCAAAGGTAACATTCAAGAAGGTACAATATCGATTGAAGAAGGATGGAGAAAAGGCTGTCGAGAAATATTTGGATAGAGCTTTAAAATATGCGAAAGGCTTTGTCTATGATGAAGCTATCGAAACATTAATAAAAAGGCTTGAAGCGGACATCCAAAAGCGTAATTCTAATTATGCAAGAAGCGTAGTGAATGCTTTAAAAGCTATGCTTGCTCAAAAGAAACAATTAAAGGAAGAGGATTTTGATGATCTTTTATCTCTTGTTTATTCTTGGGAAGGTGGAGTTGTCGGATCAAAGGATTTTAGATTAGATGCTTTAGCAATTATTTCAAAGGCGGAATAAGCTATGTTATTGAGAATCGGAAAGCGTAAATACAATGTAAAAGCAATGGATATTGAAACGCACAACGATTCCGAATCTATTGCTAAAGGAGAAACATCGATGTGGCTTGGAAGCTATATCGATGAAAATTCAAAAGTTGATGAAGAAGATTCCTATTTCTATAATATGGATGAATGGCTCGATCAGCTTGAAAAAGAATCAAAACCTCATAGATCAGCAAATGGAACAAGATCATGTAAGAATCTTATGATATATATTTATAATCTTTCCTTTGAATGGAGCTTTATCCTGCCTTATTTATTAGCAAGAGGATTCACATTCAAAGAGGATATTGATCTGAAAAATGATGAATATGTATATAATTCCGTATCTACAAAATCTTGTTCCTCCGTTTGGGATGTCAATCTTAAATTTGCGAAGAATTGCGGAATTATTCAAATTAAAGATTTAGCTAAAATATTCGGAGGAGGCTTGGGAAAGGTTGCTAAATCCTTCAAGCTTCCGACTCAAAAGGGAGAGATTGACTATCGCTTAAATAGATTACATAATTATATTGTTACGCAGGAAGAAAAAGAGTATTGTTTCAAAGATACAAGAATCATTATAGATATATTATTGAAAATGCAGGAAAGAGAGGACAAGGATTTCTTCAAATCTCTTTCGATGGCATCTTATTCAATGAAACAGCTTTTGAAAGCAGGATGGCCTAGATCATGCAAGCCTTATAATGAATTTCGAAAGCTATATCCTAAATTAGGAGAAGAGGAAACGGAATTCTTAAGAAGAGGAGTAGAAGGAGGAATCACATATGCTCCTTCTAGGTGGCAATATAAAATCATCGATAAAAAGGTAGCTCATATCGATGCACATCAAATGCATCCATCATCAGCATACTTTAATTTATTTCCTTATGGTGAAGGCGAATATTTCAAAGGTAAGCCTCCTCTAGGAAGAATATGCGCCTGCAGGATCAGAATCTCGTATGATGATGTAAGGCTTCATTCTATTATTAAATTAATAGGATTGGATGCTATTGAAGATTTTGAGCTTGTAGTATGGGATTTTGAAATTCCGACAATGAAGAAATGCTATGTAAATCTAAAGATTGAATATTTGGATGGATATGCATATAAAATGAAGAGATTACCTTTTAGAAGATATTATGCTGAAAACTATAATAAAAGACTAGAAGCAAAGAAGAATAAGGATGCTTTTAATGTTTTATATTATAAGCTATTAAATAATTCTTCTTATGGAAAACTCTTGGAAAAACCGCATAATATTACGCTAGTCAATTATATCAATGATTTCGGCATCATTGACTCAATGCAAATTGAAAAAGAAGAAATTGAGATAAATGCTCGATATACATATCTCCCTGTCGGATCATGTATTCCTGCCTATTCTAGAGTAGCTCTTATTGAGCTTGCTTTAAAAATTGGATGGAAAAAGATTCTATATTTCGATACCGATTCTATCTTCTTTTTATGGGATAAGAAAACGGAAGCGGTATGGAATCAAACAAATCAAGAGGATTTCTTGGGAGGATGGGCGATGGAAGAATTCATTGATAAAGCTCAATTTACAGCTCCAAAGAGATATAAGACAATGAGCGAGGGCAAGCTTTCGGTAAAGGCAGGAGGAATCAATTTCAAGGAATGGTTGATTTCAAATGGATATATGTCCGAAGAAGAAGGCGAAATGAAGCCTGATATGTCTATCGTACCTTTCGATGAAATTAATATTATTTCAAGCAAATGGAATGTACAAAGGGCATATAGAGTAAAGGGAGGAACGATTATTGAATTCCAAGAGAAAGAGGTAAAAATCCCTCCTAAATATCAAGAAATTTATGAAAGGAATGTGGAAGAAGATGATTGAATGGGATAACCTGCATTATTCTTTTAGAGCAATCGATGGCTACAATAAGGCATTTAATTTTGTGATGTCCCCAAGAGAGCCAGGTAAAACAACAGCAATGTGGTTTATGAAAATCTATAAGCAATGGAAAAAGAATAAGAAGCCTTGGTATTTCTTCGTTCGAAATGTGAATGAAATTACCGAAGCTCTGATCGATGACATTGCGAATACAATTATAAATAAATTTTCGGATGATAATATATCCCTAGAATACAAAACAGGATCTTTCAAAGATGGAATTGTCGATGTATCGATTAAAGGGCAAATCTTTTTTCGATGCATCGCATTGTCCTGTAAGCTTCGAAGAATCAAACAAAGCAAATTGAAAGATCCTGCAGGAGGATTTATGGATGAATATATTATTGATCCACAAACGCAGGAGAAATATCTTGCAGGAGAAGCCTTTAAAATAAAGGAAGCATATACAACATTTAGAAGAGAATATCAAGGCGAAGGGATGTTCAAATTTTACTTTTGTGCAAATCCATATTCGCTTTATAATCCTCTTTTCTTGGATTGGGATGTTGATATAAATAAGCTTAAAAGGGATTCATTTTATGTCGGAGAATTCTTTGTGATTCATTGGGCGGTATTGAATCCTTTGCTTCGAGAAAAGCTGATTCAAGCGAATCCTCTATATAAATTTGATGAAGATTATAATAGCTATGCTGTAGAAGGCCAAGCGGTACAGGATGCTAATATAATGATTGATAAATTTCCGCAGGGATATAAATTGCAATTTGTCCTTCGATATAGTAAAATAAATATAGGAATATATAGAGATTCAACTTATCAAAATCCTATTAAATTTTATGCAAAACAATTGACTAAAAAGGATCATGTAGAGAAGAATATTTATTGTTTTGATTTCGCTGACATGATCGAACGTTCTATCCTATTGGATAGGGATGAACGATTGAAGCTTAAGATATTTAAGGATGCAATTCGCACAAGGGCGATAGCATTTGAAAATATAAATTTATTTTACATTATAAAGGAGATATACGCACAGCTATGACATCAATAAAACTATACAATGTCGGATTCAATAGCGATCAGAATGCGGTAGTAGATTCCATAGAGTCTTATTTATCGACATTGACTCCTATTTATTCCGATTCAATCAACTATGTTAAAATTGATTTAGATATTGTAGTCAATCTAAAATTAGATCAAGAAATGACAAATAATCCTTCCTTTAATTATGTTCGAATATTAATGGAGGATAATACAAGGCCTTTCTATTATTATTTGAGTCAGCCACCGCAATGGCTTTCAAAAGAAGCTGTAAGATTAAATCTTTCGATGGATACATTAAATACCTTCCAAGATTTGCTTACCTTTTCGGATAAAACAAATATTATAAGACAACATAAGGATAGATTCAAAGAATCAACATATGATCCTTTATTTCCTTTAGTTGCTACAAGAATTGTTGATCGATTAGAAGAAATTCAAGGCCTTATTAAGTATAGAGAATCCACTAGCATTATTAGTGGAGAAGACAATATCAAGTGGTATTTAATCTATGCAAATGATAATGATAATGCAAATGCTCCTGTAAGCTGTTATATAGCTCCATCGGAGAGCGTAACATTTTATGGAGAGCATGCAACATATACTCCTTCATTCTTTAATACAGGCACAACAGGAGATATTTATCTTATCAAAGAAAATCGTACACTAACAATCCTAACAACAACAAATCAAACTATCACTTTGCATACAACAAGCAACCAAACCTATTATATTTCAACTGTTGCTGATGGAACATATTTCAATGTAATAGGAAAGGGAAGCTCCACGCAAAGCTATGGATGCAAAGAGATTGGATTTAGTGGTACAACGCATTTATGCTTCTATAATAGAGCGAGGGCATCCGAATTATTGAATCTATCAGCAACAACATTTATTGATATATGTAAAAATTCGGATGCTACGCAAACATTGCTATCAAGCGGAGGTTATACATTATCTTCAATTAAGGATGTAAATCGTACATATAGCACATTAATCAAGATAATTGAATGCCCTTATGAGCCTTTTACATTGACAACATCAAGCGATGGATATCAGATCCCAAGTGGCTTCCAAGTGAGCAATACATTAGATCTTGCTTCTTCTCCTATTACATTATTAAAGCTTGATAATCTTGAACAAGACTTTGAAGCACAACTGAATAATTATTCTATAAATGAATATACCTGCTCTTTACCTGCTGTAGAGCAAAGAATAAATACAAGAAAGAATCCTATTTATGAATCAAAGCTATATCATTCCGATTTCTATTCTTTGATATTCAATTATGATTCATTTACGAAGGAAGAAAAAGTGGAGGATTTGATTCCGACAGGAAGGCCTGCTCCATATTTTAAAATCTATTACAAGCAGGCAAATACAATAACAAGCAATCTAGGATTTAGATTTGATATTCAAAACGGAGTACAAAAGACAAATGAAATATTCGATAAATATTTGATTGCTAAAAGAAATAATGAAATTCCTATCTATAACAGCTCATATTTAAATTATATTCGAAATGGATATAATTATGATTTAAAGGCAAAGGCAAATCAAGCTTTCCAAAACACATTGAATACAGGATTATCTATTGGAGCAGGTATAGCATCAATGCTTGCAGGAGGAGCAACAGGAGGAGCATCCACAGCTCTTGGAATTTCCTTGCTAACCTCTTCAATTACCTCTATATCTAATCTTGCATTTAATAATATCAATTCGAATGATAACCTTGAAAGAAAGCTTCTTGAAGCGAAGAATACAACAAACAGCGTAGAATCATCCGATGATTTAAATTTATTAAATTGGTATAGCGATAATAAGCTATGGATTTCTAAATATTCAATATCAGATCAACAAAAGAGCAATGTATTTGATATATTATTCAAGACAGGATATAGCTGTAATGAAGCAGGAATTCCAAATACGCACACAAGATATAGATTCAATTTCGTGCAATGCTATGCGGATTTTCAAACAAAATCAAACCCTGTATGGCAATCATATATTAATGATGTAATTAGAAGATTTGAAATTGGAGTCACATATTTTCATACTTATGATGATTTTAATCAACAATATGAAAATTGGGAAAATTGGCTATTAGATTAAAGAAAGGAAGAAGATCATGAAAAAGAAAATTAAAACAAGCGTGCTTGAAAGCGAAATCTTGACTAGATTTGAAGATGTTAAATCCTTTATAGTAAACAAATACTATAATGTATTTATGAATAAGCTTGGAGTCAAGGGAGCTGATTATCAACAGCGTGATTATATATTAAGGCAATTTTGGGCAACAGGTACAATTGCAATGTTCGTGCTAAAGGGAAGCGAAACGGAAGAAACACCCCAGGGCTTAGCCGTCTTTTGTCCTTATGTTTCTATTGACTATAATACTTATGATTGGCCTGTACATTGCACATTAATCAATAAAAGAGGAGTCCCTTTCATTCCTGCAGGAATCCAAACAATTGATAAGGATGTATGCATTGGATTCATTCAAAGAAATCATAAGGGAATCAAATTTATCGTTGATTATTATGCAAAGAGAATTGCCTTGATCAGAAGCGTTATGCAAACACAGCTGATCGCTAAAAAGATGCCTTTTGTACTTGCTACTACTCCCGAGAATAAGGAAAATTTGATGGATTTATGGAATGATATCCTATCCGATAATCCTGCATTGTTTAAGGATTTCGATGTAATTGGAAATGTAAATGCATTAAATCTTACAAGCACATATGAGCTTGATAAGCTAGAATCTTTAGCGGATAATGAAGAGAATCATTTAAAGGAAATTCTAGGCATCGATAATCTTGGAGTACACGAAAAGAAGGAGCATCTAATAAATAAAGAAATTGATGCAAATAATCAGCAAACCGAAGATTCCGCCTCCTGCATTATTGATTGCTTGGAAGAATTCTCGGAGTCCATCAAGAAAACATTTAATTATGATTTAACATTCGAATGGAAGAATTCTATCCAAGAGGAGAAGGAAGAGAAAGATTTTACCGAAAGTGAAGAGGAGGATATATAATGGAAAATTTTGAATTTTATGTATTAAAATTTGAAGAGGCAATGTCAATTTTATATGATATTAATACTCCTCTTTTAACAAGATTTAATGGATCTAAATGGGATCCTGCAAATGTTATTGATGAAACAACATTGAAGGCTATAATGGAGGAATCCTTAAATGTATCTTTCACAGATCAAGCGGATAAAGCATTAAAAGGAGCATCCTTTGTAGAATGGAATGCTGATGAAGCGGAATGGGAATTCATTCCACCTTTTGAGAAATTCTTTGAATATCTATTCAAGGAATATGGCAACTCCTATTGCGTATATGCCGATAGCGATGCTGATGCGGAGCTTGTCAGATCCTCTAGATTATTTATGGATAACATATTGAATATGTTTGAAGCTACATTCCCTAAATATAAAGCTGTATATGATGCTTTAGAAGCTGAAAAGAATCAGCTTTTGAGAGGAGTAACAGGCACAACAACAGCAAAGAATTATTCAAAATTCAAAGATACACCGCAAAGTAAAATAACTATGGAGGAGCTTGATTCGGACAATTTAAATACAAATGCTACTATAAATGAAGGAGTAAATACTTTCGTTGATGAAAGAGATACACCTGTCGCTAGAATAAAAGAAATTGAAGAAAGATATGTGATGCTATATGAAGAATGGCTACAGCATTTCAAGCAATTCTTTTGGGAGTAGAGATATGAAGGATTATACATTGGGAGCTGTCGGAAGCATATCGAGCTGGATATTTACAATTGTGCAAACGAACGAGGTATTTCAATTCGTTATGCTAATTTTATCGATCATGTCAACATTATTTACTCTAGCGTTTACAATATACAAGTGGTATAATAAAGCTAAAGAGGATGGAAAGATAACAAGGCAAGAAATAGAAGATTTGGCCGAAGACATTTCCGAATCTTTAGGCAATAAGGATAAGGAGGACAAGGAAAAATGAAAACATTTGCGGATGTACTATCGCAATTAAGAGCTGACATTCAAGGAATGGCATCTTCCGAGAATGTTGAAAAAATTGCCGAAATGGCAAAGAGCCTTGATACACTAGAGGAGTTGCACAAAGACTCCGAAAAAGAGGCAAATGATGCCAAAGAAAACCTTGTGAAATATGTGAAGGAATATGCCTTCAAGAAGCCTTCACAAGTAGATACAGGAATCGATGCTCCTGTATCAATCGAAGATGCATTTGATAATGCAACAAAAGAAATATTAGAGAAAAGAGGAAAGAAAGAATGAAATTATCATTATCCGAGCTTAAAACAGCTCTAGCTTCCATTGTAACGGAAGCAAAGGTATCATTATCTTCTTTCAATGTCACAAGAGATAATGTTGTCGGCCTTTTAGATAAAATCGGCAAAATTTACACATTAGATACAGT